TACCAATAGACGGCCCGCATACACATTATCACATCTTGCATCGACTGGTTCGTCAACTAAAAAAGGAAAAAGGGGATATAGTGAGGGTTCTCTTTCGAAGGGGCAAGATAATGGAGAATTTCAGCATTACTTATACTAACCCGGACTGTAAGCACGAAGATTCGTGCCCATGTGTAATGACAGCGAAAGGGACGTCTTCCTATACTGCGGGGTTTTCTTTCGTAGCTCCACCAGGACCAAAGTTGGAACAGCTATCAAAGTTGGTGGCCGCGGTCGAATCTCAGGGTGTGATGACTAAGGCGGGGCCGGTCGCTTATAAGACAGATTTTGAAGAGGTTCTTTTGCGGAACATGATCAAGGCGAATGGTAATATGACCATAATACCTCCGCCAATGGACGCAATTGGGTTCCCTTCGAGTGAGATGCTTTTCGATGCTAATCCGGACGTTGAGATGGCGGTGAGAGATATGGATTATCGATATCTCCGTTGGAGATTTCCTCAGTTTACAATTCGCTGGGCGGATCTGGAGAGATGGGTTTGGACAGATGTACCGTCTATCGAAGTTCCCCCTCTTTGGGTGTTTGTTCTTCGCCGAGAGTCCAGATGGCGTATGGCCTTTGGTTTGGTAAATGGGAGAAAGATTGCAACAAGTGCTAAGGCAGACTTATATCCCATGAAGTATTTAAAGGTTGTACTACAGCAGAATCGTGACACTCATAAACTCCCTCCGGCAGGTAAGGAAGCGATGTTGTACTTGACAGATGCTCTCAATCACATGTACCGCTTGATGGGAATAAAGAAGTTTCAGCATGTGAAATTTCCTCTTAGCTTTAACCATCTAACTAGTTCTTATATGGGGGCTTCCGCAGGTCTTAATTATGGACCAAAAAGGGAGATCCGGACAGGCGGAGTGACAGTCTATGTAAGCACCACGGGAAAGAAATTTGAAATGAGTGAACATGACATAAATTCTGTCTTAAAGTTTTTACGGGAGGGAGTTGAGGTCACAGTGATGTGGAACATAACAGGGAAGTCAGAGGTTTTTTACTCGTGGAAGCATCAGCTGGATGATAAGAAATACCAGGAATGGAAAGATAAATGTCGAGTCTTTGTTATACCCTCGTCAGTCTTTATTCTACTCGAGCGTTTGGTAGAGCAGGTTAGGATGGCACTGGAGCGTGGTGGGGCAATCAAGATCGGGCACAAGTGGTCAAAGGGTGGTATGGACACTATTGCTCGAGATTTGTTGATTGATTTGATCAACTGTTGGGACCCAGTTATATCAGAAGGGGATGTTGATAAGTTTGATATGGGAGTCATGGCTCAGCTACTCAATTTGTATTACAGTTTTACCCTAATTCACGAGGACCCTACAAGTGATGATTTTCCGCTAAAAAAACGTATAGTGAAACTTCTAATAAAGAATATGGTTGCACGGCTAACCCATTTATTCGGTCAAATATGGGTTATACAACGGGGTGGTGTTCCCTCCGGTTGTTTCGATACTTCACATATGGATTCTTGGATAATGCTTTTATACTTTTGTCTCTTTTGTATGTATCAGATTATGACAGCCCCTCCTGAGCATCAGGAACTTCTTGAGAAGCAATTTATAGAGTATGTTAGGATGATAGTATATGGTGATAACCATAATTGGAACCAGGGTCCAGTCGGTTCTCTTGCTCATACATACTTTGCTTGTGGAGAATTTACCAAATTTCTAAAAGAAAAATTCCTAGTGATATTGAGAGACAATCGGAATGCGATACCATTCTGTTCAACTCATATCTCAGGATGGCTAATAAAGAAGGGTACCGAGTTCTTAAAACATTTTGCCGTCCTAAATCGTAATATGACAAAGGGCCAGGCTACGTTCCTACCCTATCGTGAAACAAGGGAGTATATAGCCCGGGCCATATGGGGTCGTATACCTAAGTCCCGTGATTTGGTTGATACCCTACTCTCAGTCCTAGGACATGTGTATGGCACCCATGGATCGAACTATGATGCCTGGAAATCGTTGAAATTCCTCTACGAGGAGCTATTACACCGACTAGGAACGGATGAGCAGGGAGCAATTGGTATGGCGTTGGATCGTGTGGATAGAACTGATATTAAGAAAATGAGACAACATGGTATCACCCTAGAGGACTTAAGAACTGGGTTCCCGCGCTTTGATGAGCTTCAGAAAAGAAATATTGTCGATCCCGAGTATCAGAAGATTACCCAGGTAATTGGAGAGGATGAGGATTACTCGGAAATAGATTTTATATTGTAGAAGGAGAATCATACTGCCTTAATGTGTGAAATAAAGTTAGTAAAATGTAGTTAAAAATAAGTAAAAGTAGTAAAATAAAAA